GTTTATCGGCACGAAATCCTTTGACAGGATGCCAGAGGAGGTTGTAAAGCCCCTCATTATTTAGACAGACTCTCTTGAAGTCTGCTTCCAGGGATGCTTGGTACTGCACCGCTTCCGACCAAATGTCGCAAGTTGAGTAAGTCGGAAAGTAATTGCCGTTATCATCGCGGCCAAGAATAGACCAATCATTGAGTAGCTCTTTCATTGCATCGAGTTTTTCTAAGTTGCCCATTACTCGAATACGCCGGTAATCAATGATGTGTATACGGTCGTCAATGCGTCCGCCAAGGACCATTACCGTATAGTCGTTCTTTTCTTTTACGCCTGCAGATAAGTCAACTCCAATGCCAAGAGCGTCGAATTCAGTTGAGATTTCAGCTTTAACAATCAGCTCTGGTGCCAGGGACAGCTCGTTTTGTCTGATGACTTGATTCATGTACTGGAACGAAAAAGCAATAGGCGCCTGCCTTTTCTTTTCCTTTAGATAATCAAGGGACCACATCTCAGGCCAATACGATTCCTCGTCTCCTGTAACGGGATCATTTTGAATGGCCGACAAAACAATTTGAGTCCAGTTGTTTTGTTCGTTGAATGTAGTGGCGTGAATGTCATCGTGTCGGAAGCGAGTCCCAAGGCAGATAGCGCGTCCACCCTCGAACATGGTTGGCGCAATCACTGCGTTCCAGTTTTCCTGCATCATCTTCCTGATGTCAGGGTTGGCAATATCCGCCGAACTCTTGATGGCGTCATCAATGCAAACCAGATGACTACGCTTCGAGGTCACAGAACCCTTCAGGCCTGCAGCGCAGAGTGTGAATTGTTCATCACCGGTGGTTTCGATACCAGCAAAGCGGTGGTCAATTGACCAGTACTCATTACTGGTTACATTCTTGAGAAGTCGAACTTTTGGAAATACTTCTTGGTATCGTTTACTTTCGATAATTCGCTTGATGGTTGCCGACTTGGAACGGGCAATATCAACCGTATAAGACAAGTAGAGAATCTGAAGCGGCATCTTGGCTGTCGTATGCACGCCAATTGCCCATGCAGTAAAAAGACCCAGGCTTGTGGATTTGGCACTACCCCTGGGTGCCAATAGATCAATATTGGGGCCAGCAATCTTGATTAAGCAGTTGCTATCTTCTTCCGTGACAAAATGACGATGCCACTCCTTGTGGTGTTTTGCCGGAGGTTTATCAGCTACGTACTCACAAAAAAAACTGAAATCTTCTCGCGCTAACGCAAGAGATTCTTCGTTCTTTGGTTTTCTAAGTTGTTGGTTCTTAGCCGCTGCCTTTGCATTTCGCCTGTGTGTTAAGTGAAGATACGAAGGCACGACTAGTATTTAACGTATCTTTAAATACTACCCTATTTTTTTTCTTTCTGCTTTCGCTTTTCTTCTTGGTACTTTTGAGCTTTATCTAAAGCTGCTTTGCGCTTTTCCTTGTCTGACATCTCGGACCCATCTTTGTTTTTGGCTTCTTTTTTCTTGAGGTATTCAAGAAATTGCGGAGGCATCTTACCTTTTGCCATCAGCCCATCTCTTGACGAATACGAGCAATCATCTGCTGGTATGCAGGCGATCCTTGGGCTTCTCCTTCAGTGGAACGCACTGCACGACCAGGACCAAAAGAAATACCTTGGCGGGCTCCAGGGATTAACCCCTCTGACACAGCTGCACTTCCGGACATATCACCTTCTTCCGTCATGGGGCTACCCATATCAGCAGGAGCTGTTGCTAGGGCCTGACGACGGCGACTGGCACCTTCACTGGCCATCTGCTGTTGCTGGCGAGCCCTGCTGGCAAGCTGTTGATTATTCGCGTTTGCGCCCATGCCTGATAACTGTATTTAAACCTATCTTAGTATGGGCTACTCTTCTAACTGCATGCGAGACCACACGCTCATTGATGCTTCTTCCAGGGGGATTTCAATTGGATCATCTTTAAAGATGGCAAGTAATTCTCGAATGGCGCGGTCTGCGCCAGCCATCAAAAGACCCTTGCGATCTTTGTTAGATGTATAGATTTCTACTTGAGCAATTGTGCCTCGCAACTCTTTTTGCATTGAGGCGATACGTGCTACACCTGCATCACGCTTGACAATACCCTGCTCTACGTCTTCGCGCAACTTACGCATATCCTCTTGCATCTCATCGATTTCAAACAAGAGTTTTTTGCGGTGATCTGGTTTGACATACCTGTCTTTAACCCAGAGTTCACACGGAATAATACTGCCTTTATATCCAAGGAACCTTGAATACAGGTAGACTTCAATCGTGGAGTAGTTGTCGGAAGCAAAAGATAAAAATGATTCCTGGGTAGAGGCATCTAGGTTGTCTACCCAAGCATCAAATATCTCAATATCGATAAGCTCGCTGGGCCTGACCGTAGTCTCGCTCTTCGTCCTTCTGCTTGAACTGCTGACCTTGTTCGGCGGAAGTGCGTTGCTCTGTTGCTCCTTTACCGATTGTTTCACGCTCTTGTTCACCAGCAGTCTCCATTTTTTTCTTAGAGAATTCATAGGCAACGCCAGCAGCTTGCCGATACTTATCTAGATCAAACCAGTCGTCTTCATTTGACTGGCCAACCGGAACATCGACAAAACTACTGGTCATGGCTTATAAAGTCTATTAGAAAAAATCAGAAGTTGCCCATCATCGAGGCAAGGCCTTGAGCATAGATATCACGACGGCCTTCAAGAGACTTTTGGCGCTGTTGGCGACCCTTGGAACCTTCAAGCCGTTGGAGCAGCTGCTCAAACTTGTTGATATCAAAATAGTCGTCAGAGTTTTCCTGACCAGTAGGGGTGGCAGTCATACAGTTAAATCATCGACTGTTCTAATTATACCCGATACATTTACGAGAAATTAAACGCACCAACCAGCTGCTTGTAGATATCACCCTGCGCAGAAATCTTTGCAAGCTGCTTACCGCCTTCGTTTTTAAGCGTTTGGGTTTCTTTGTCAATTTCACCTTGAAGATTAGTGAGACCAGCACTGTAAAGATACTGGCGCGTATCCCTAAGGTTTTGTTGCTGCTCTTCAATTTCTGCTGGGGTTCCAGTGAAGCTGCTGCCGAAATCAGGAGTTGTGACTTTGGTGCGGCTGGCTAGATCACCGCCATATTTAGGCAGTAAATTCTGTGCAAAAGTAAATGAACGCTTGCCGGTACGATCACCTTTTTCGTCGGTAGTTTGCTTACCGAACATAGTGTCGTAGTAATTATCTAAATAGCTTTGGTTGAATTTTTTCTGATACTCAGAACCTTTCTGAACAGACTCCTTAAGGTCGTTGATATCACGGTAGTAGCCCTGATTAAACCGTGATAAAGCAGTGCTCTTCTCTTCTTCTGTGGCCTGGCGACCAAGAAGTTCTTCATATGTAGCACCAATGCCTGTCTGTAGCTGACCAGGACGCACCTCTTTCTGGTAGATGTCTGACAGAGAAGCTACATCTGCCTCCGGCGGAGTTAGATCGTACTTAGCTGCGTAATCTCTTAGACGAGATGCGGCATCCTGGTAACTAATCAGGCCAGACCTAAGTTCTGATTCAGCTCCAGCCCTTAAGCCTGCATAGCCTGCAGCACCTGCCTCTTTACGAGCCTCTGCTTCACGCTTGAGTTCTGCCCTTTCGTTTGCTGCACGCTGTTCAGCGGCAGATTCACGATCCTGCTGGTACTTTAAATAATTCGCAAAAGTATCATCCTTTGGAATGTTGGGAGCATTGTAACTTACGTTAGGTGCACGTCCGCCCATAGTTCAGTACCTTGATTAAACAACCATAGAGCTAACATTTGTCGGAGCTTTACGCCCAAACATTGCAGCCATAGGAGCTTCTGCTCGTGCTTGTTCTCTTTTCATGGCCAACAGATTTTCAAAACGCTGAGCCTGCTGACGTTCAGGACTGATAGCAGCAGCTCTCTCGCGCCTTGAGATATCTGAACGATAGCCAATATCTTTATCGGCGAATCGACCCAACTCTTGTTCACGCGCCTCCAATTGCCTACCGAATTCTAAATCAGAAGCAGTCTGCCCGAACACCCTAGCGCCTAAGCTTTCACCCAGTTGTCCATACATGCTCTCCCTGTTGAGCATTGTATTGGTTTCCAGGGCAGAATTCTGCGCACGAAGCTGGGCCTCAAGCCCAGAACGCATAATGTCCTGTTGGCGGCGTTGACCTGCAATTTGGAAAGGAAGGCCAACAAGACCAAGGGCAGCCGAAGCAATTGGCCCCCCTGCTCCTGACCAAAAACCTGCCGCTGCTTCCGCTGCCATACTTTCGACCTATTATTGTTTTTATTTTAATACAGGTATTCAACCACGCCCAAAATATTGGGTGTTAGGAGCAGCAGTCGCCACTGCTTGGATGTTACGTTGAGGGAAGGTGCGGTAAGCTTCA